TAGTTAGCCCGCACATTAGACAGTATGTAGCCTACGGTAATAATCTTCTCGGATTTACACACGGCGATGGTAAAGTAATGAATAAACTATCTCCTCTTATGGCGCACGAAGCGCGTAAAGAATGGGGTAATACCGCGAACCACCTATGGTTTCACGGACACTTACACCACCAACAGATGCGCGAGGTGGGCGGTTGTATAATTGTGCAATTGCCGAGCCTTGCTGGTGAAGACAGATACCACAGCCGCAACGGATATTCGATGAGCCGTGCTGGTCTATCCGCGTATATGATAGACAAAGAGGCAGGTCTTATTGGTAGTTTATTTGCACCGGTGATACATGATGAATAGATGGACTGCGGCTAAGTGTAATTGGTGCGGGTGGGAAGCCCCCCGTATGATGTTATCTAAGGCCGAGTCAAGAATCTGTCCTCATTGTGGAAAAAAGGAGTTGAGGCCGATATGAGTTTGAAGCAAGACTTAGCGATGGAAAGGTCGCGTAGGTCGGTTAAGTATTTCTATGAGTGGTTGGGCTACACATGGGGAGAGCATATCGAAGAATGGATGGATATTTACAGCGACCGCAAAGGCGCAGAAGTTCATAGGGTCTGTGTTATTGCACCGAGAGGCCACAGTAAATCAACTACTCTTAGGGTTAAACTACTTCACCAATGCCTCTTTGAAAAGTGGAACAACGATAGACCCTTTACCTGCTGGCTAATATCTGCGAGTAAGGACACAGCGATTCGCCGTCTGCAAGAAATAAGGGATGACCTAAAGCGACACCCGCAACTATCACGATACCTTGACCCGAAGAAGGGTAATAAGACTGAGATTCACTTTACAAACGGCGCATGGATTATGGCGACATCTGTTGGGTCTGCAATTCGTGGTGAGCATCCCGCGTGCGTAGCATTCGATGATGTGTTGGTTGATTCTGACGAGATGAACCCAAAGGTTCTGCAACAATGGTTTAGAAAGGCTATCACACCTATGCTTGACCCGAACTCATCCCTATATGTTGTCGGCACGCCAATGTCTATGACTGACCTATACCACACGGAAATGCTCGATAACCCAACATGGAAAACAGGCATTTGGTCTGCGATAAAAAACTATGACGAGTGGAAAGCATCGGGCGAAACAATACAACCCGTGCCGCTGTGGCCGGAACACCGCAGTATCAATTATCTCATGGAACAGAAGCAAGCGATTGGTGAGTTAGAGTTTGCACAGGAGTTTTTATGCCGAGTGGTTGATGACGACTCATCCGTTTTCCCAAACAATCTCATTCGTAAGAATTTGGACTTAGACATTACACTTCAAACAGAAGTCCTACCTAACAACAGATATGTTCTCGGCTTTGACCCATCACAAGGGTTGGGGCAAGATTACACAGTTATTGTAGTTCTCAGACAGGATGAACAGGGCTTCGTGCATTTCGTAAATATGTGGAGGCGTAATGACTTCCCACCGGACAAGCAAGCAGATATGCTTATCGAGATGGCTAAGAGATATTCAGCACCTGTCGCCGCAGAAGATGTCGGCTTCCAACAGTTATACAACACGCTGGTACAACAGAAAGGCGCGGTCTTAGATTACAGGCCGAGCAAGGTTAGCAATAGGACACTTAAGCAAGGACTTCTTAACCGTCTGCGTGTGTGGTTTGAACGGGAGTTAGTCTGCTTTCCTTACGGCAACGATGAAACACGAAGGATGGTCGAGATTATTCTTGACGAACTCTCAACACACGCATGGCGCGATGGCCTTATCGCAGATTTAGGCCGACATAACGACACAGTAATGGCGTTTGCACACGCTATAGACCAATTCACCTACAGGACACCCGATATGCCCGTTGTAATGAAGACAATGAAGGGCGGAGAATGGATGGGCGGTAGCACAAAAGGACTACCTCGCCAAAAATCGGGAGTGGGCGGAAAAGTAATCAACAGGAGAGGATTTTAAGTGGCCGGACCAATGCCGAGAAAGAAAATGTATAGACACCTAATCGAGAAATTAATCGCCAATAATTATTTTGACGATTGGCGAGCATCAACAGAAGTATGCTTGAGGGTCAATGAAGGAGTGCCCGTGCGATGGACTCAACTCAACCCATCAGCAGTCCATAGGATTCTGAGAGAGTATGACTTAGAAGAAAGATTCGTTTGGAATAACGCAGTAAAAAGTATGCTTCGTGAATGGAAAAAAATTTGAAAAAAATTTTCTAAAATTCCGCGTGGTGGTAGGCGGCCCCCCTGTCGGGGTCATTAGGGCTTTTGGCGGGCATGACCGGAAGGTTCTTAACTATCCATGCGTAGTTCATTTTGTTACAGTGGGACTGTGACCGGCGGGAGGCGCAAAACGCCTATGACCGTAGTGTGAGCAAGAACTCACCAAACTAAAACCGTTAACGGAGTTTAGACACTCCGAATCCGAAACGGGAGGGGAAGACCCATAGAATAGGCCAAAATGCGAAAGCGTCTTGGTAGGATTAAAAATCAGACACAAAGGAGGAAGAACAGAAATGACGACAGTATGTTATGATGTAGTAGTCAACGTCACAGTCGAAATTGACGCGGAGGATTTAATTCACACCTGCGCTGAAGATATCGTGCTAAGAGGCGTTGATGATATGGGCGCAGCATTTGTCCATGATGTCTCTATCACAGTCGCTTAGGCGGCTTTGATGTCTTAGCCCAATGAACCCGCAGCAAGGCAGGGGGAGGGACAAAAGACCTTGCACACACAACAATTAACCAAATGGAGGTAATGAAATGAATGAATTAATAGTTCAGATAATAACCGATGAGTGGGTCTATGAGGAGTGGGTTATTGAATGACCTACTTTATAGTCAATACAGACGAGGAAACGCGAGAGTATTACACGATATGTTGCGGTTGTGAAATGGAGTTAGAGTTAATCGCTCCTTTCGCAATCGGAATGCTTGACGACTGCTACTGTTGGGAATGCAACCCTTACGATTGAGGGCAAAATCTCAACAGTCTGATTTACGCAACCGGCAGGGGGGGGATTCACTCCCCCTGTCGGAAACAAACCAAAAGGTGAAACAAATGGAAGACGAAATATACGAAACGACCTATCATGTGGATTGGACAGTTGAAGGTGATTTCAATGTGTGGAGAGCGAACTTCACAGATAAAGAATCATACCTGCGCTTTGTTAATCAACGCCACATAACGGTCTTAGAAGTAACAACAACACGAAGATGAAATCCAAAGTCCTCGCCCCCCGAAAGGGGGGTGGGGCAAATTAACGAAAGGAGGAAATGAAATGAATGAAGAATATCCTTATGGCTGGTCTAACGATAGGACACAGCCGATTAAGGAAGAAAAGGAGGAAAAGAAAATGAAGAAGAAATATGAGTTTGAAACAACAGAATGCGAGCATGAGTGGTGCGCACCCTATATCGGTTCCCGATATGGCTATTCGGAGGCTGCGTGTTGGGATTGCATTAAGTGCGGTTATCAATATGCAGTTGAAGTCGAAACGCCAGAATATGATTGCATTCATGTTGTAGTATGCGAGTTTTGCGGCCTTCCGAGAGAAGACGAAACTGAGCATGGTCATACGACACATGACTATCCAGCATACTGCGACTGCATCGTCTATGAAGAAGGCGATAAGTTAGAATGAAAGAGCAAGTCCTCGCCACCCCTTCGGGGGTGGTGGGGCAAAAGTTATAATCGGAACTCCCCCGATTAGGGAATGGAGGTGAAAATCTGGTTGCTAAAGATATAGATGTTTGGTCGCACATTCTCGACCTATTAGAGAACGGCGATATCGTGGAAGACTATGAGGGCGATGCTCTCGCTGTTGCACGCATTCGTTGGGTAACTAAAATGGTAAGAGTCGCAAAAAGAGATTGTAAAGAACAAATCACTAACGCTAAATTGATTGCGGACATGAAGTCCATGATTGAAAACTGAAAGAACAAGTCCTCGTTCTCCCCCGAAAGGGGGAGAATGGGGCAACCTACACTTTATATCCGATGGCCCCTATTGCCTATGCAATAGTAGGCATAGGCCGCAGCGGAGGAGTGGAACGGATAGACTGAGTTTTAGCCTCGCCGAGAAGGTAAGGAGGTGAGAAACTGAAAGAATATGTAGTAACAGAAGATGTGTTAAAGTTGTTTTATGATGCAAAAGGAAAGGTTGCAGACGCTTTTTACGAGCGATACGGCAGACTATCCAATACGCACGAAAGTCAAGCAGAAGATATATGGAACGATAATATAGGACCGTCATTTGAATGGCTCGTAAAGAATCTAAAATATATCTATGTGGACCCTAAAACATTTGATAACCCCGTGCTTCGTAATATAGAAAAGCACGAAGAAGAATGAGTTGAGAAATCAACGGAATAACGAAAACCCCCCTGCCTCTATATGGGGCAGG